TAATATAATTCGGGTCTTGACAGATGTTAAGTCCCGTGGCTCTGCTTTGAACCCTACAGCAACATAACCAGCAAACTTACCGATTTCATTAGGTATTGACCCACGGCACATATACGTCACGCCTTGAGATTTTGCCCATTCACCCACAGGGCTAGATGACTCAAACTGTTTACAGGCTATCTCGTTATTAAGCATAGAGACAACGTCAGCGTTTCGTGCTGGGGACTCGTTAAACAACGATACTGTGATGCCTTCTAACTTGTGGTTACGTTCACCGTTAGCAATAGCTAAGACAGTCGTGCGTGAGTTTGTGGCAAGGTTGACCTTGTTGATAACCAAACCCACCGCCTGTGTTTCTTTTACAAGCCTGTTTGCAATAGGCACAAGCTCATCATGCGTCTTTAACTGTGGCATCGAGTTGCTAGACTTAATTGCAGCCAAAATAACCTGGCGGCTGTCCCAAGCAAAGTATCCGGTAAAAGCAATGGTTGACAGCAGGATGACGGAAACAAGTTTAAACGGGTTATCCACCCACTTAATAAGGTCAAGAATCTTGTCCGTCATGTCTCGTGGCGCAGCCTTAAGTGTAGTCTTTTTTACCGCCGCTCGTTTCACAGGCGCTCTGGCAACGGTCTTTTTCGCCGTAACCATTACTTATCGACCTTTGAGTCGAGCTTATCGAATAGACGGTCTAACAGCATTTCGATGCGATCAAAACGCTTGTCCATGTCTGCCCGTAGGTTCTCGACCTCAGACTTCTTGACATAGTTTTCGCTCATATGCAACTCAAGCCTGCCAATATCGTTTTTAAGTTTATCAACGGCATCCCACAATTGTCGGCAAAACCACCCACCGACTGCGAGTAATGCTCCTGCGCCCAGATTGATTAAGTATTGCCAATCCATTATTTATCCTTAAATATTGCGTAAATTGCCCACGGTATAAGCCACACGCTGCAAAGCAATATCAATGGCAAAAAAAACAATACGGCAACAAAGTTAAACAACCGTTATCCAAGATTGCGAAGCCTCATCCCAAGTATATGGGCCACCTGTTGATGGGTACGGAACTGGCGGTTGCCAAATCCAAGTCGGTGCTGAAATTGTCCACGATGGATACGGTTGTGGTGCGTAAAACACATCGTTGATTGCATCGTAAGTGTATCCCGTTTCACCATAATTGCCTCGAAACGGTGGCAACCCGTCAGGTTGACCATCTACGCCATAATGAACGCCACCACGGGTGTAAAAATCTGTTAAATAAAACAATGACGGATCGCCTAATGCGCCCGAATCAATAAATGATTGATCGGCAACAATAACCGTTGTAACTAAACTATTTTCAACTTTTGAGTAATCCATTAGTACACCTTTGGCACAAGGTTAGCCGAACTCGTAAACGTGTGAAACCAGCGTGTAGTTGCCCCAGAACCTGAGCTTGTAACCGTTCCACCCGTGTACAGCTGGATGCTTGACACATAACTAATAATGTCCCCACCAATTAAACTGCCAAAAGCGTTATAACCTGTGCCGTTACTACCGTTTGATGCCGAACCGTGTCCTACAGCATCTGCACCGCCGCCTGCACCGCCGCCGTAGTAAGTGCTGTTTACTGACCATTGAACACCAACACCGCCGTTGCCGCCTGTGTATGTGCCGGATGTGTACGGTGGAGAATCCACAGCAGAACCGCCACCACCTGTTGCGCCTTGCCCGCCACCGCCACCAGAGCCCCAAGGAGTGTTATTGTCACCTAAATAAATATTTGCACCACCGCCGCCAGCATTGCTATTGCCTGATGCGCCGCCTGCGTTGTTTGTACCGTTTACTGTGTTTGTGTTTTGACCGCTTACGCCGCCCGCAGAAGTTACGCTGTTAAAACTAGAACTTCCGGTTGACGCACCAACAACCGCTGCATAAGTTGTAGACGTACTAAGTGAAAACGTACCGCTTTTGACTTCACCGCCGCCACCGCCACCGCCGTTATTGCTTCCGGTTGCGCCTGTACCACCAACGATTAAATAATCGACAGTAATGAAAGATGGCTTGTTATTTGGCAAACCAAATGCACCGCTTGCAGCCGCACCAATTATTGCTAAACGTGGCATTACTGTCCTTTAAGCAAATTTACTTTGCGTTGCAAGTATTGTAAACGCAGCACTTCCGGTTTTTATAATTGCATAAGTGTAAACATCAATTGAATTGATATTGCCAGCTGTAGGCGTTGCACCACTTTGCCATTTAGGTGTCACGGACGAACCATCAACTTGTACAGCAGAGTTGTAGTACGCAGTTGCCCCTTGAGTAGCCATAAAGACAACGGTAAGCGTCTGTCCCGTAGCCATCAATGTGTCCAATGAAACGCCGCTTGTTCCACGAAAATTTAATGTCCAGTTACCGCTTGCGTTTGTTGTGTAGTACAAAATAGGTTGCGTTGAACAATCAAAGTTAATTGTGCCTGTTGCCGCAGTTGCCGATACAGTTGTTGTTTCTTTGATAGCATTAAATGTTGCAGCACCAGTAAAAGTTGATGCACCGCCAACACTTAAAGCACCGCTAAGCGTTAAAGTTGTTAATGAAGTAGAAATGCCAAGCAATTGAAAATTAGTGCCATCGTAATAAATGATATAAAAATAACCGGATTGAATATCACCCGCATTTAACGCACCTAGTGGTGTGACAATTGATTTTGCACCCAAACTACTAATATTGATTGTCGTAGCACCGCTGTTTGTGTTTGCAGCAACAAAACCAAACATCTGACCAGCGCTGTATGCAGTCAAACTTGGGCTGACCGTAGCTGTAATTGTGTTTGTGCCAGATACCGTTAAAAACGTGCCGTATGCGCTTTGGATTTGCGATACCGTTGCAGCGTCAGTTCCTGCTGTACCAGTAGCCAATCCCGTTATCTTAAAATTCCCCATTGGAATATTAGCTGTCGGTGTGGTTTGACCGTCTTTGGTCAACGCTGTTGTGAGGCCAGTAGCCAAGTCAGCAGTCAGCGCATTGAACGCTGTCGATGAAATGACTGTGCCTGTTACAACTGGCTGACCAGTTGAGTTGATGACGAATGTACCGCTGCCGTTGTAACTCATTAATTACCTCTTATTGTTGACCAACTTGGGGATTGGTTAAAAGCCCCGCATAGACTGAAGCTGGCACTACTCGTTCGCCAAGCGTCAAGCCTGGCACTCTGTTTTCCAATGCTTTGCCCATATCTAATGCTTTTTTCTGCGCTGCTGCATTTAAAGTGCCTTGCATCATTTTTTTAGCAAATGGGATAGCAAGAGTTGCACCAATACCAAAACCGCTTAGTCCAGTTGCATTTGCTAACAAATCAATTCCTGCACCAAGCATCAAAGCGCCTGAATTGCTATTATTGACCGCCGAGCCTTTAGGTTGCAATGTCGTGTATTCAGCAACACGTCCTAAACGCTTCAATTCGTTAATTTCTTCAGGCGAAAAGAATAAAGCTAATTTTTTATCGCCAATATCTTTTAAAGTTTTGTTATATGTTGCAGCGCCAAAAGTGCCTGTTTCGTCTGATCTGCCGCCTAGTGCTCTGTCTTTTAAATGCGTCAAGATAGCCGACTTTGTAGCTGCTGAATCGCCTGATTTAGCAACCGCAGCTGCATCTGCAACGTCTCCGCTAAGCACAAATTTGCGTACAAACTGGTCTGGCTGCATACCGTCAACAGTTGCCTCAACAGGCTTAGACGATTCTTGCCATGTCATACGATCACGATGCGCTGCCCGAGCTTTGTTTAAAGCATCAAGTAACTCTTTTGGTGAAGCGTCTTGACCTTTTAAATATGATGCGCCGCCTTTGGTAACAATTTGACCACCGCCAAACTCTGTTTTTACTGGCTTAATTTCGGTTTGATCTATTGCATTTCTAACAAGAGTTAACGCAGCTTTGACGTTGCCATCGGTTGTTGCTCTTTGTGCTGTTGCTACCGTTGTCAACAAGTTATCTAATGCTTTTACATCAAACGGAACTGGATACTTTACGCCTTCAATTGTTGTTTCGCCTTTTGCAATAGCGTTAATCATATTGCGTACTTCAGTAGGCAAAAATGCGTTTTTGTTTTCTTTAGCCAAAGCTGTATCAATGTTTTTGACTAAATCCACACGATTTAACGGCAATTCACCGCCTGGCAACTGACTTGCTGCTGTATATAAATCTGACGTTGCGGCTTTTTTTGCAACATCTTCGGCTGCAATCTTTGCTGCACTTGCTTCGCCTGCTTCCATCAAATACGGCGCTTGTACATTACCCGCACCTTGACGGTTTAACGCCTCAATCAACGCACGGTTGTTTTGCGCTTGCACATTGCCTAATGTTTGCAAGTTAGGGTCTTGCGAATTCATGCCTGTTTTGGCTAGATTTTGCTCTAAAGTAATTTGCCGTGGATCAAGCGTAATCATGCCCTTGGTTGGAGTTGTACCCTCAACCATACGGAAATCAAGCAATCGACGCATCGCATCGCCGCCCAAATCACCTCCAGTTCGCAAGGCATTTGCTACGTCTGCGGTAAGCGACTTGCGTACTTGGTCTGGCAATCGACTAAAATCAATTCCAGATTGACCGAGTTTTAAAGTAATAATTTGATCGACTTCAGCAGGGTTTGGAATTGCAGCGTCTGGGCTTAACTTTCCAGTTAATGTAGGTGCTACCTTTTGACCCGCTGATGTAAGCAAAGATTTTGCACCACCATATGCAGCAGGTGCAGCCACGCCGCCAGCCAATCCTGCAAAGAATTGCTGTAAAGGATCACCACCAGATTCTCTAGTTAATCCGCTACCATAACCCGCACCAGCCGCCGAACCGTATTGCAACATAGGGTTAGCAGCCAATTGCTTTGCAACATTGCTTGTCACGCCTGTTGTATTTCTGGCAATCGCCCCCGCACCCGAAACCATTGGGATAGTCGATGCCATTGATGTGGCAATATCACCCACAACTTGCTCGCTTGGCAATACATTGGCTAAACCTGTGCGAGTGTCCATGACAGACGTTTCTTTTGGTTTCGGTAACCCAAGCAAGTCAGCTAATTTTGTGCCATACGTTGCCATTGATGCCGCTGGAGGGCCACCAGCAAGTTGTGAAATTGCGCTAACGCCCATCCGCATAGGCTCTAACGGCAAACCCAAAGTATTTGCTGCGCCTTCAATTGCGTACCGACCTGTTAAACCAACCTGTCGAGGAAAATCTTTAGCCGCCGACATAAGGCTTTCGCCAAGCGGCTTTTCAGGCGCAGGCTCGGGCGGCGTTGACGCATGAAAATCATTAGCAAGTTTCCACGCTTCGTTTTCGTCTTTAGCGTCAACTTCGTAGACGTTTTTGCCAATCTTAACTTCAAATGTTCCAGCGCTCATTATTGAATCCTACGAACAGCACCCGCTGGAGGTTGCGCCCCACCTTTGGCATATTTTGAATTTAACTCAATAATTGTATTTAAAGATTTGATACGAGTTTGGTATGGGATATTTGTATTGCCAACATCAGCCGCTGCTTGTTTATACAATTTTACGTCTGCATCGCTCTGTGGGCCTTCCATTCTTGGCACATTAGATACTAATTGTGCGCTAATAATTCGCAATTGACCATCGGAAGCAGATTTGTTTGTAGGAATACCCGCAGCATCAGTTGCCATTGTTGCTAAGGTACTAATTGCACCAGAAGTTGCACTTGGCAATATTGATTGCGCTTTTCTAGCCAATTCAATCATTGTTTGACCTTGTGCTTCTTTTTTATCAACTTCAGCCACTACTGGTGTGCCACTAGCAGATTGAGCAGCAACTTGAGATTTAGGAACTAATATTTTTTGCGTAGGGTTTTTTGGATCAGGAACGGTTACAAATTCAAATCCTGCTCTTGCCCCTTCTACTGCTGCTGTTTCAGCACCTTTAAACTGAGCGTTTAATTGCTCTGCTTGTGCAATTGGCATTGCTGTAAGTTTCCCATCAACCATCACGTTAATTGTATTTGCTAACGGTGGTGGTGTTGCTTGTGATGTTTCGCCAGTTGGAGCTACAACAGTAGAATTAGGCGCAATAACTTGCGTTAATTTCTTGTTAATAAACGCTTGTGCTAATTGTTGGAATTGAGGATTATCAGGTGTAATTCCTGCATCAGCTAATTCTTGTGCAAGAGGTGTTGGTGTGGGTGGTGGTGTAATACCTTGAACTTCAACATATTGCCCATCTTTACCCATTTGCACATAAACAAGTTTTCCATTACGCATAACTGGAATAGGCGCACCCGCTGGCATATTGACTACGTTATTACTAACTGCTCGACCTGCTAGTATTTGTCTTGTTTTGTAAGCATCAATACTAAGAGGTGTTTGACCTGCTTCTCTAGCTTGTTGAGCATAAAGTTTGTATTCAGCCAATGGGCCACTATCTTGTTTGCCCAATTGCTCGTATTCCAATTTAGCAACTGGCGCAATGTACGGGTTTTGGCTCATCATCATCTGCACAAGTCGTTGCCGCTTTTGCTCTGGGTCTAATGGCGCACCGCTTGTTGGTGGAATCGCTGCTTGTGGTGCTACGGCAGGCTGATACGCTACGGCAGGCGTTTCTACATTGCCAGACGGTGCTGTTTGCAGATTTGGATTGTCCTCGTAATCAGCGCCCATTGGGGTAAATGACGTTGGAGGCCGTGCTTGAATTTCAGGCATACCCATGACTGCGGCACGACCAGGCGAGGCTTGTGGGTTAAGGCTAGACAACATCTGTTGCGCTTCGGCTCTGGCTTCTTGATTTAGCTTAATGCGTTCCTCATCACCTGTGCCTTTTGCACCCATGTAGGCTTGCAACACTTTGGCAAGTCCAGACAAAGGTGAAATAGGCGCTTGAAAACCTTGATAGCTGTTAATTTCAATAGGCTGAAAAGCCTGTTGCTGCATAATCTGCGCTAACTTTTCGTTGCGCTGAATTGCCGCTAACCTAGTGTTGTAATCTAAGTTCATGATTAAGTCCCCATGTCACCCGTGTAATTTCCGCCTTGAGCGTTTGCTTGGTCAAACATACCGCCAGTCTGAGCTTGACCAAGTTTTAAACGAGCTATGTAATCTTGCATATCTTGCATCTGATTTTGTTGGTTCATTTTGCCGTACATACTCATAGCGTTTTGTGCGCCAGCCATTGGGTTTTGCATTTGCGGCATTTGCCCCATGTCTTGACCTTGCAACTGAGTCGGCTGGGCTTGCTGTTGCAGCATCTGAGCCATTTTCTGCTGCGGAGTCATATTGACATATTGGTTAAGCATTATAGTTTCCCGTAATTAACCATCATATAGCCGCTTGAGTGCGGAACAATTGCATCTGGCATTACTTTAGCCACTTCGTCTGCCATTACGCCACGCTCACGATTGCCAAAAATGTCGTACTCATAAATACCAATTCCTAATGGGTGAGTACCAATTTGTACGATATTTGATTTTAAACGCCTATCAGAGAATTTCGGTGCAAACATTGCTGCCGTACCCAATGCGCTAAACAAGCCCTGAGTCGTTGCGTTATTGCCTGCCTGCTGAATACCGTACCTTTGCATATCCGCTTGATTTTGTGCTTGCAAGCCAGCAAAAGTTGGTGCTGGTGCAACGCTAGTGCCTTGATAGCCTTGGAATTGTGGTAGCTGGATTTGCGACCCGCCCATAAGCCCAATAACTTCGTTGATCGGTTGCGAACGTAATGCCAAATCTTGCGCCAGTTGCTGTTGCTGTGCGGTATTTTGAAACTGAGCTTTGTTAAGACCTTGAGCAAATTGTGTGCCTTGACTCTGCATCCCTTGACCAAAATTCTGACCCATTGCAGTGTTGTACAGTCCTGCTCCTGCCAATGCTTGGTTAAAGCCTTGTTGATTAGCCGCCATGTCCAAGTTGATGCCTTGGAGCGCTGCTTGGTTATACAAGTCATTTACGCCCATTTGACGGTTGCGGTATGCAGCATCGTAAGCCGCTGTGCCAGGCGCTAAACCTTGGTTTGCTAACGCTTGCTTAAACGATGTGTCACCCTGTGCAATCGTAGGGTTCAACCGTTCCATAATCAATTGTTGTGCAGTTGTTCCCGCATTGATAGGCATTTTTGCAATTTGACTACTATCAATACCTGTCTGAGCATTAAAATTAGTTGCTTGAGGCACTTCGCCATAGCCGCCAAAATTGCGCTGAATTTCGGTAGATGTTGGCACAAATGGTCTTTCAAGCGTAGCCCTTGCGTTTGCAATGCCAGTTTCGCCTAAGTTTGCCAAAGCCGTTTGCACACGTTGCTGTGAGTCTAAAGTCTGCTGCGCTTGTGGTGTCAGAGTTTGCGTGACAGTCGGTTGACCGCCACCAACCATAAACGCTTCACGGGTTGGCGCAGCACCTCGTTTTGCTTGTGCAGCATCAAACCCTGCTTGGTCAAAATAAGTGGAATCAGTGCCAGAATCACCAGCACCGCCGCCTGTTTGATAATATTGATTACGGTCTACATTGCCAGCGTTATATTTAGCCAGCGCCGTGTCAAATCCAGATTGGTCAAATGTTGGGCTTGAATAGGTAACAGTCTGATTCCCAAATGGCGTAATCATATTTGGGTTTGACATAATATTAGACTGTCTAGCCGCCGCAAGGTTATCAATGCCTTGCTGCCTGGCTGCGCCGACATAATCCGGTGTTGGTGGTGCTGATGCTGATTTACCCATTTTCTACTCCAAGAAATCGGCAATTTTCTCGTGCCAATGTCAAAAATATAATATCGCCATCCGGAACTGCATCCTTAACCCTTGCTTCTTCTACAAAACCCATTTTCGTAACTAATTTTAGGCTTTTTGCATGAGTACTGCTTACCGGAACAATAATCTTTTTTACTTTGCAAAACTTAAAAGGGTAGTCAAATATTGCCTTTAAATACCCTTTTGTCATACGTCCTTCAATTGCTATGTGGCACACAATCGAGGCTTTATTCCAATTCTCGTAAATCACACCTGCGATAATCTGACCATCACGCTCTAAACCAATTGCTTGCGAACCTTCCGCAAAATACTTACCTTGCACTCGATCCGCAACCCAATGGCCTACTTCAGCGCCCTGGACTATATGCCAGGCCATCCTTGTTGGTAAACAATGTCCGTCGATGCCCATAGAATTGTGATTCCTTGAGAGGCAGATTTAAACTGTGTGCCAGCGCAATATCCGATCCCGGTTACGCCTTGCCAATTGTTTGTAATTACCGTGTCTGTAGACCAATAGTCTACATCCCACAGCGCAGTGTCCCATTTAGCATTTATTTGTGGACTAAAGCTAAGTGCCGCAGTCGTATCTGCTAGGTCAAAATCAATGTTTAATCCAATGAAAATTGACGGTGTGCCGTTAGTAAAGATTGACGGTCTAGCTCTTGTAAAATACTTTTTTACTCCACGAGCATCAAAGTAATTAAACGCTTGCAACGCATAAGCGTCAATGTCGCTTACATCATCAGCAAAGTTGTCATCCCACGCATGAGCGACAAATCCGTTGCCACCCCAATACGATTCATTATTAAAAATTACCCAACAATTAGCGTATTGACCCGTAAAATTGCACCATGCTTTTGTAATGTTATTCATTACATATTGCTGTTGTTGACCCTCAGCAATAGGCACATTGACCGTTAAAGCATTGCGTTGCGGATCAAAAGTAATGTCCCACCCAAAATTACCGCCATATTGTTGCGTTGCGGCATTAAATGCGCCTTGAATTTTGTCAGATAAGGCAATTCTTGGATCAAGCCTAGATGATTGCAAACTCGCCGCTAGTGGGTAAAGACCGTTATAAGTCAATATCAGTATGTCACCGCCGTACTTCATTAAACAACGCTTGCCAACGGGCTTACCAAGCCTCCAAACGCCTACTAGCGCCCACTTTGTAGCGTCTGATGGGTCAGTGCCACTCCAAACAATTACCTCGCCATTGGACGTTATAAACACCAAGTTATCGTCTACTCCATAACCTGCATCAAGCGTCCAAGTTCCCACAGCGACTAAGTACCCACCAAGTTGAGCAACCGAACTCATGTCAATTGCAGCAGCTGCGCCTGCAATGCTTAAAGTCGGCAGATACCATGCTTTAAGAGTCGAGGCTTGTGTAAACCACACTTGGTTTTTAAAGATAGTAATGTTGCTTAAAGTGCTTGCAGTCACGCCTGTAATAGTTGGATTTGTCCAAACCGAACCGTCATACAGTAATGGCGCATCAACGCCATTGACCGCCATAATGTAACCGCCAGCAGGAGTTGTGACGTTTATGTATTCCCACTTTGCGTTACTCAAACCCGTTTTGACAGCTGCGCCAACCGCACCGCCCGCCGTACAGTCATAAATTGATGTAACTGCAATCGCAAACAGTTTGTTAGTCGCACCGCTTGAGTACGACATAAGCGTTTGAACTTGACCTGTAATGCCTGTTGAGTATTTTGTGTAACCGCCACGCAATACCACATTGTTGACAGTCGGGAAGAAATTGGTCAACTGGACAGCATCAAGCGTATCCATGTTTGCAATCGAATCACGCACGTTCCAACCACCGATCGGGGATGGTAGCGACTGAACACGAGCTGCTGTGCCTTGAACAAGTCGGCTTGCCATGTTATACTTTCCCTTCATTTAACATGAGGGAATTATTATGGAACAATGGCGTGATGTTATTGGTTTTGAGGGTCTTTACCAAGTTTCTGATTTTGGCAATGTTAAAAACGCAAAAACCGGAATAATTAAAAAAATTCATTTGAACAAAAGATTGAATCGTCCACAAATTTGTTTGTCTAAGTTTGATAAGGTGACTACTTATTACCCGCACAAATTGGTTATGGAAGCGTTTGTAAATAAGCGACCAGAGGGAATGGAATGTTGCCATGAAGATGGTGATCCTTGGAATAATGCGTTGACTAATCTTCGATGGGATAGCAAAAAAAATAATAGCCAAGACAAGTTTAAACATGGCACGCAAAAAATGGGTGAAAAACACCCAATGTCGAAATTGACTGTTGAAAACGTTTTGGCAATTAGACAAGACAATCGTATTCATAGAGTTATTGCAATTGAATACGGGGTCAGTCAATCCGTCATTTCTGAGATTAAATCTAGAAAATCTTGGGCGCATGTTAGTTAACCCCAAACCCAGTATCGGGTATGTTATCATATCCGATCAAGACCGTGCCTGGGCGTGGCGCAAACGACAAGTTAGCTGCCGAAGTATCCTGCGCCCGAACAATCTCAAATTCCTCGATATAGTTGCGATACATCGCCGTGGTATCAAAGCCTTTAGCTTCAAAATACTTTAGCTTTGTAGCCAATACCATCAGCCGATCAGGATAAATACAGGTATCCGTGTCGGCAGTAAATGAATTCTTGACTACGCCAGTATCGGATTCTGCCCAACCTTTTGAGCGATATTCGTAACCCAAAAGCTCATTTGTGGAAACGCCAGGCCAAATTTGAAAGTATTTGCCAAGCAAGCGCCAACGAATCCGTGG